ATAATAAGTACCCATAATCTGTTGATTTAAATAACCTTTACCACCGCCATTAAAACCACTTTTAGTGTTATTACTCGTAGATGAAGAAGCAAAACCACTTTCGCCGACGTAAACATATAATGTAGTTTGTTTTTTTAATGTAATTTCACCTTTAGAATATCCGCCTTTAGCATCAGTATACCAAGAAGAATTGTTGATACCTCCAGAAGAACCCCAGCATTCAAATTTATATTTGCCAGGTTTCAATATAACACTTTGTGGCGAACCATTGTACCCAAAGTTCCATTCTGTCTGCATTTTCTCACTCTCCTTTAACAATAAGTTATCAACTCATTTACACTTGTTGCAATACTAGATATCCCACCATTTACTTTTTCTTCTAAATTAAGAAATCTATCTTCAATTTTCTTAGACGAATAAGTGGTCATTTCAGATACTCTGTTGTCATCTACAGTTGCATTTATAAAATGAGTTTCTGCATTTCCATTTATCAAATATACGTACATTTTAATATTTTCTTCATTTCTAACAAGAATACTATTATCATCAATAGCCCTAGCGTTTGGTGTAAGTGCTTCACCAATTTCATCATATAAAGCTATTAGTATTCTTTTAGTCAATAGTGGATGATTTATAGTTACTTCATACATATTAGTTTCATTATTTAAAGTCCAATCAGCCACCTCTATAATATGTGTATGAGATACATTTACACCACCTGCAATAATATTATCAATTTTAATATTCTGTTTCTCATTTTCTGTGTCAATTCTAGTGTTTAACTCTGTTTTAGCAGTTTCTATGTTGCTTGTTAATTCTATTTTGGTTGTATCAATTTTAGTATTAACAGTACCTATTTTAGTTTCTAAGTCTTGTATATCTTTGAGTGTTGCAAAGATTATTGTTGGGTCAATTTTAAGTTCTATATTATTTACATTAGATACAATCAGCACAGTTTTAACCTTCATGTCTACTACTGCCCCTTGTTCTATAGAAGGTTTATAACATTCTTTATATTTAGAAATGGCAATTAAATTATTTTCATCATCTAAATATCCTATTTCTCTTATCATAACCCCGCCTACACTTGATGGTATTAAACTCTCTAATATTATACAATTTGGTGCAGTTTCATCTGTAGTTGTATTTCCAATATTGCCTTCCCATACCACGTTTTTGAGAGCTGTCTGACTCTCAGTTGGAGTATATTCACTCCCTCCTCCATCACCAAGTTGAATTTTTACAAATCCCACTTTATTACCTGTGACACTTGCATTTGCTATCTTTGCTTTCCCTACATCTGTAATTATAGTGTAATAACTTTTATCTATAGCCAATATATCACCTCCTAAAATATTGTTATCTCTTGGTATCCAACTCCATTGCCAGTTAATACATCAATTTCTCCATAAGTTTCTATATCTGGTGGACTCCAAGGGTATATAGTTATTTCTTGACCTATTAGGGTTGTTATACCAAAATTCATATAATTGTCTTTACTTACAAGCACTCTAGTGTAATCTAAAGTCATGTTGCAAGGTTTAATACTACTTACAAAAGAATGAACCTCCTCAAACCAATCTTGATTTCTAGCATCACTTTCAAGATGTATATTATAAGTAGCATTATTAATAGTTAATTCATAATTGCCTTCTCCAACTATACTATCTAGCCAGTTCCTTAAAAATCTCTCTGAGTAAGGTAGTTTACTTATATATTTACTAAAAATCCTAAACCTTCTATCTTCTAAACTCTCATTACTTTTAGGAGTTATAGACATTATCTTTTCCCATCTTTTTATACCACTTGGAGTTAAATCCTCTAAAAACTGGTCACTTGATAGGTCATTTAATTTTTCATGTAGTGTTTTTATTTCTTTGTTTTCTACATTAAATACTTTTATATATTCTTCTTTATCTTGTAGAATTTGTGGTAAGTAATTTATTAGATTAATCTCTTTATCCAACTACCTCACCTCTCACTACTATACTGTTACTATCTATTGTTAGATTAGATTTAACCTCATTTATCATTGTATTTGCAATGTCTAATACTCCATCAATACTAAGTAATCTAGTTTCAATTTGAGATATACGGACTATTAAGTTTTCTTCATCTTCCCAACTCATGTTAAGTTCATTTAAATAGTCGTCTATTGCTTCTTCTGCAATTGATTTTATATTCTCCCAAGTGTAGCCATTTTTGTATGTTATCTCTGCTGATATATTTATAGTTGTACTTGTAACTCCTTCAACTGTGACTCGGTGTCCAATTGGTGCTAATCCAAGACCTTCTCCTTGGTTTTGTAGAGGATCAATTTCTTCTTGAACTAAATTAACTAAATCACTAGATGGAACTTTGAAGTTAGAATTAATTATTACTAACTTAACAGTACCTCCACCGTCCCACACAGGATAAACCTTAACTCCTCCAACATCTTGTATTTTGTTAACTTCATCTTTATAATTTTGCATATTTCCACCAAAACTCTGTGAGTTTAGGCTATCATAATATCTTTGTCTTAAACTATCTTCACTTTCTTCATCTTCTCCATTAATTAGTATTTCAGTTAACTCAGCAGTTTCTAATTTGTCTACATATTCAATTGGAATCAACTGACCAAGTTCAAATACAGGTCCAGTAGTTTCACATTTCATTTTATATGTTTTTTCAGATATTCTCTCAATTGCCACATAATTGTATTCTCCTAAGTTGAATCTTGAATCAATAGGAATATCTATATTAAAAACTCCTTTTGCAATTGTATTGGTTGCAGGTAAAGGTGTAATACCTCTTTCTTTACATCTCTTCTCTAAATAGTAATAACTAGCAGTATCTACAAAAGTTTGGTCTAGTAATTCATCCATGGCAATGTATGTTTCTGTAAGTTCTATAGCAACAGGAGCAAGAGCATTATATATTATAGAACCTTCCCTTTTATCAAAAGTATCTGGTACACTATCTAACATTCTTTTAATTATATTTTCAAATGTCATTAACTCAAACAATTATACACTCACCACCTTCTCTGCTTTTATATTTCCATATTTACTGTAAACTGTGAACTTACAATGTACTTTACCCTTTACATTTTGAAACTCAAAATTATCTACATTTTCAACCCTATCATCTTGAATTAGTGCTTCTTTGATTCGTCTTTCAAGTTCGGGGATTACAAAGGATATAGGCTCTCCAATAAGGTCGTTCAACTCGACTCCATAATTCCAACTATATATTAGATGTTGGTATCTCTCTGTGTTTAAAATTAAAAAGATGGTTTGTTTTAATGCTTCAACATCATCACAAATACCATCTATCTTAGATTTTTCTATATTTAATTTAAAGGTCTTACTTGGTTCTTGCCTTACATCAAAATTAATTATTGATACATCTTCAATGTCATAATCTAAATTATCGCTTGGTAACACTTCATCACATCCTATCCAATACTAAATATTGTTGTCCTCCTTGCATACGAATTAAGACTACTTTATCTCCTATTTTTTTATCTGTATATCTTTTAAATGTATCTGTTTGTATTAGAAAAATTTCACCAATAGATAGTTTTTGTTCTATCTTAACTCTTAGAGGATTAATACTTTCTATTGTTCCAAATACAACCCTCATTGGGTTGCTTGTTTCTACTGCATCCATTGCAGCTTTTTTTATTATCTGTAATAAATCTTGGCTCATATTGTCACCTCACTTATATAAATCTTCTCACATGTGTGTATGCTTTTCCTTTTCTATAAGAATTAACAGACTCTATTTTTACCACATCTCCTGTTTGTGGTGAATGAATTATTTGATTGTTTCCAATATACATTACAACATGATTACTACTTCCTCCACCAATTCTACATAATAAGTCTCCTGCTTTCCACTTGCTTCTATCTTTTAAATCTACTGCTTTTCCTGCTTTACTTTGTGCAGAAGCGGTACGAGGAATTTTTATACCTATTTGTTTATAACACCATTGAGTAAACCCACTGCAATCAAAATTATTAGGACCTTCTGCTCCATACACATAATTACAACCCAGTTTACTTTTTGCTATACTAATTAATTTATCTTCTTTAGAGTTATTATTTGTACTACTTTGGTTATTACCTTCAACTTGATATGTTTGTTCTTCATCTCCACCTATAATTATATAGCCATTCTTTCTACCAAATTTTTTACATTCACTAGCATTAGCTAATAGTATATCTATATGATATGTTCCGTTTGTTTCAACATATATTCTTCCTCCATTATCTTTAACTGTATATACTTTGTTGTCATAGGCAGTACCAGGAAGTATAATTTTTACTTTATCTCCATATTCAAAAACTGGATGTTTCTTTAGAAAATCATCAGTATACCAAGTTTTCTTAACTCCTTCTCGATTCATTGGACCAGCAACAGTTCTTGATTTTACATCAAGTGGCTTTCCATTGCAATCTGTTTTTCCGCCTTCCATTGCATTGTTCCCTGGATAATATGCAGTAAATATAGCAGGAACTTTTTTACCTGTATTTTTTTTCGTAATACTTTGTGCAGGACCATTTTTCTTTTCATCTTTATTATTAGTATTTCCACTACTATATGAGCTTGAAGAATATGAAGCAAATTCGTCTCCATCAACAAGGGTCAAATCCATAAAGTGCGAATTATTTTCAAATGTATGTTTTACTTTCTCAACTAACATATAATTTTGTAATTCAATATCTCCCAAATCTAAAAAAACAGGTACTAAACAACCTGCTCTCACTCTAATATCACCAAGTACATTTTTTAAACTTAATGACTTAGTTTTCTTATTATATAGTTTTAGAAGTATATCACACTTTTGTTTTATCTCTGCTTCACTCATGTTTTTGTCTACTGTATCAAACATTTGAAGTATTCCCCAACTCCTCATATGCGTTGAGTCTTGAGCAATATACACATCTCTTTTTCCTGTTTCTTCATTATCTCTCACAAGTTTAATCTTTGTGTAAGTATCACTATCTATTGATGAATTATAGTCAAAATCTTCTATTACATCATTGTTCATAACAGTATCTAATTTCATTGATGCAACATTCTTTAATGTTATTCTTCCAAAATCATCATATAACACATACATTTCTTTTTTCTCTCTTAGAGTATCATCTAGTGCTGTTAGTATCATGTCAAAGAGTGTTTTATTTTCTTCGACTCTAGATAGTTTATACTTAGTATCTTCTATGACATTGTATTTTAAATTAAAATCTTTAGCCAACATTTTTACAAGTTCACTTGCTGTTTTATTGCTATACACATAAGTATCTTTGTTCTTAAAATATCTTAACTGGTCGTAAGCAACAATTTTAATGTGATTTTCTTTATCTCTTTTCTTCTGAAATATATATCCATAGAATATACCTACACCTTTGTAATATAGTCTTACAGAGTTACCTTCACAAAACTCTAATATATCATCCATGACTATTGTAAATTCAAGCTTAGATGGTGTTCCTCGTCTCTCTATTTCCCATGTGATACCATCAATGACAGCAGGTTCATAGAAATCTTCCCAATGTGCTATGATTAATCTTACATCTCTATCATTCGCCAGAACTAAATCATCAGCCAAGTTTTAACACCTGCCCTTTGTAAATAGTGTATTTACTTAAGTTTTTGCCCTTATTTGCCTTATCCATCATAGATTTATTTAGTTCGTATACTTTCTTATATAATGAACCATTACCAAGTTGCTTCTTGCAGATTAACCAAAGGCTATCCCCTGCTTTTACTGTATATGTTTTACCATTTGGCTTATTGGATGAATCTGGTCTAAATTCTTTTGGTTTCATGACTGGAGGGGGAGTCCTACCATAGTTTGTCTTTTCAGGAGTTGCAGGAACTAACTTTTTAGTTGAGTAATCTCTATATTGCTTTAACTTTATTGCAACTTTTGTATCTGAGCCATTTTCTGCATCTTCTACTATGTTATATTCCTCAAGAGATACTTTCATATTAGTGTTAAATAGTACTTTATTACCTAATTCCCTCGATACAATAAATTGAAATGGCTTACAATCAGTTTTTAGTAATTCTAGTTTACTTAAAAAGAATTGAACATCTCTAAATTGACCTCTACAAAAAGGTAATTTATTATGTGTAAATTCTGCTTCAAAACTTATTTCAGATAATCCTTCTTTTTTTAATATATTTACTTCTCCAACATTTATTAAATCAACTGTCTTGTTTTTATTTGTAACTTTAATCTCTAACTTTGGCGGAGGTATTGGTAATTGTACTCCATCTAAATAAAAGTCATAAGCCATTTATATCCCTCCTCTCTAAACTATTCCCTCAGCTGATACAACCATAGCGTCGTTTAATTTTTCTGTTAGTACATTTACTATTCCATCTACATCTGCCTCACTATTTATGTTGTTTGTATTGTTCATGTCAATTTTAATGTTTACTCCTGTGAATCTATTTATTGTTTCTTGCTCTGCAATATCTCTAAGATATTTTAAGTCTTCTTGACTTTTATCCATTGTTTTAGCCATTTTGGCAGTATTTCCCGCCGTGTCCTTTACATTTTTTCCTAAATCTCCACCAAATCCTCCAAGATTATTAAGTGGATTGTCTTTATCCCACAAATCTTTTAATCCTAGCTTATCTTTTGCATCTTCTAGCATCTTATTAATGTCAAAAGTATCTTTTAATTTATTAGATATAGCATTTTGCCATTTAGTTCCAAGTGCATTTCCTTTTTGAAATTCTGCTCCAATATCTTTGTATCCCATTCGCTCCAATTTTACTTTCTCTGGTGCGTCTCCTACCCATCTGTTTAAGCTATCAATCTGTTGTTTGATGTAACTATTATCTGCCTTAACTGGCGTAAACGTTGCCTCTCCTACTTTACCAATATTTATCCCTGGTATTTTATTTATTAGGTCAATTAACTTATTTCCCCCTCTTATTGCTATATTTGCTCCATCCACAAAAGCCTTACCAAGTGCGTTTCCTGCATTATTTACAGAATCATTCAATGATGCCATTTTCTCAATTATAAAAATTACACCTTTTGCAATTGCTTGTTTCATCAAATATACACACTGATTCCATCCATTCGCAATTCCTTCATTTACATCTACACATCTATTAAATAGCCATATCATTATATTTTGTATTGTTGCAACTGCTGCAAATACTGCACCTACAATCACCCCTAGAACAGTCAAAGACGTACCTGCAAATTTATTTATTGCCGCTACTACCATAAATATTACAGCTATTACTGCTATAAATCCAAGAACTATCCACACGAGCGGGCAAGCATACAACGCTGCATTTAGGCCATATTGTGCTGCTGTTGCCTGGGCTGTTACCATCGCTTCTATAGTTTGTGCAGATATTTTACCAAATAAAGCTAATTCTTGTGCTGCCAATGCTGCACAAGCTTTATATGCCCCTAAAGCATACAGGGCATTTACAAAAGATGATACTCCAGTTACAATTGCACTTGCAAGTAAAATTCCTTTATATATTGCAATAGCTGCGACAACTCCATAAACAGCAGGTGCAATAATACTCCAATTTTGAGCAAAGACATTAGCAACATTTAGTGCAGCATTAGTAATCCATCCCAATCCTTGTATTATCAGTACAGTTCCTGTTGTAATTCCTTGTACAAAATCTGAAAAAAAATCACTATTTAATATATTTTTTATAATATTTAATGTATCATAAATGTTTGAAGATATTGCAATCATAACATTCCGCATAGATACAACAATCTCACTAAAACGTACACTTTGCAAAGCTCCGCTTATCTTACTGAGAGTCTCAGAAAATATCATATAAGCATCATTTTTCATCATTGTGAGAGCTTGAGAAAAAGTGATTGGCATACTTGCAAATTTCTTTTCTATCTCATCAGAAGCTTTAAACAGTGCATTTCTTATAACATCTGCTGTTATTGCTCCGCTACTTGATAATTCCTTCAATTGGTCTTTAGTTTTTCCCATTGCATCAGCTATTTTAGTGGCTAATAAGGGTGCATTTTCCATTATGGAACGGAACTCATCACCTTGAAGTTTTCCTGCACCCATGGCTTGTGTTAATTGATACATTGCTGCACTAGCTTCATTTGCTGATGTTCCTCCAATTACAAAAGCTTTATTCATAAGTTCTGTAAACTTTATCACCTCTGCTGAACTTCCAAAAGCATCTCCTGCAAGTATTCCAAGTTTAGCAATCTGTGCTGCTGTATCTGCATAACTAGCTCTTGCACTTTGGGCTGACAAATAAATCATTTTATTAAGCTGGTCTGTTGTCTGTAAGCCATCATTCATTAGATTTAAACGTGCTTTTGTACTTGCAATTGTATCTGCTGCTTTTGTAATACTTTCTATTCCTTTTATTCCAATGTATATCCCAGCAATACTTTTTAATTTAGACACTAATAGAGAACCTGCTTCACTACCTTGCCTTATTTTATTATTAAAGTTTTCCTGCTCATTTGTATTTCTTCCAATTTTCTGTTCTATCCTTGTGAGAATACTTTCTATGTTATTCAAACTTTGTTGAGAAGCTTGTATATTACCTGCATTGAGTGGATTATTCAATCTGCCTTGCAATCTCTCTAAACTATTAATTGTTGTATTAATAGAATTAGTCATATTACGAAATGCTGGTGTCATTCCGTCGAAAATCTTTATTGAAGTTTGTATTGTAGCCATTTCCTCACTCTCCTTTCATAAATTTCCATATAAAAAAACACCTACATTAGTAAGTGTTTATTATTTATGCCCAAAACTGTTTACCACAGCTCAAACATGTAACTCTAACTTTCTTTGCTCCTAAATTTCCAGCTACTAAACCAATGCCTCCTGCTATAGTAGCCCCTGCTACAGCTTTTCCTATGCCAAAACCTTTCTTATGAGCAGACAATGAAACAGAGCCACACCTAGGGCAACGAGCAACATCATCTTCAAGTACATTAGTTTGTTTATACTCCTCTTCCCTCAATATCTCTTTTTCCTCTTCGATATTTATTTTTTCACTTAATTCTTTAAAAGCTGGATATATAATATTTTTACACTCTTTTATGTCCAGCCCTAGTAACTTCATTGCAATATCAATTGCTAAGATTTTATCTCCTTTAGTTTCTTTATAAATATTAGTCAGATTTAATTCTTTTCCATGAACATTTATAAATAAATCATCATTGTTAACTTTATCTGCTAATGTAGCTGTTCCGCAATTTGAGCAAAATTTGCCTGCACCAGTTATCTCATAACCACAATTTGAACAAAACACAACAATCACCTCACATAATACTTATTTTATAGCACTATTATACTATATACGTAAAATTTTTACATTATTATCACCTCCTTTCATAAAAAAAAACACTTACTCATTTGTAAGTGTTTTTGAATTATTTTTAATTTTAAGTCCACATAGTTAATATAAAACGAGCATCATTTATCATTGCTAATCGTGCATTTGTACATTTACATACCACATAGTTAATATAAAACCATACACTAGATTCTACCCCAAAAATGAAGCTCAATATATTTACATACCACTTAGTTAATATAAAACGCGTTAATGCAGTACCATAACGATATGGGACTAACTAATTTACATACCACATAGTTAATATAAAACCGTATAGGAATGAATGCAGGTAGTGCATTTTCTAGTACATTTACATACCACATAGTTAATATAAAACACAGGTGTATTTACCTATAGAACAACAAGAGTTACATTTACATACCACTTAGTTAATATAAAACATTCAAGAAGTAACTGTAATTGTTCATCTGTAAAATAATTTACATTCCATATAGTTAATCTAAAACCTGGTCTTAAAAACATACATGTTGCAAAAGTGAATGATGAATTTACATTCCATATAGTTAATCTAAAACGAACACTAACAAAAAAGCTAAAAGTGGTCACTATATTATTTACATTCCATATAGTTAATCTAAAACGAATGATACATTAGAATATATATTTTGTAGTGAATGATTTACATACCACTTAGTTAATATAAAACCATCCTACTTAGATACTGCACAAATAGTATCGCGAATCTTTACATACCACTTAGTTAATATAAAATTGACCAGTACGAATGCGAGGCTAGCAATGATAAACGACTTTACATACCACATTGTTAATATAAAAACCTTGAGTGACGCAGCAAAAGGGGCAAAGGATACAGCATTTACATCCCACTTAGTTAATATAACTCCTACCTATATTATATCATTTTTTACTACATAAAGCACTTGAAACAGTAAAATATTCAAGTGCTTTATTTGTCTATTTATTTTTCTCTTTTTTTCCTACATTCTTCTTTCACTAAACTTACAAATCTATAAAATTCATCTGGATTTTCATTTTTCATTTTTTCAAAGATATTTCCAAGTTCTTTGATAAGTTCTATTCTATCTATATCAAGTAAATTCTCATGCATTGTATTAATCCCCCCAAAACTAAACTAAAATATTTAATACAACTGATAAATTTACTCAATTTTATAAACCACATGATAATTCTTCTTCTCACCTGCAATCTTGGTAGGTCTATTATTCTCCTCTATCCAATTTCTTATTTTATCTATTACACTTTCTGTATACTTATTTACAGTACCAGTCCAACTTCCATTAGTCTCCCAAACTCCCTTAACTTCACTATCTTCTAAATCAATCTTTTTAATAATCTCACAAACAGCCATCTGAGCTGGTTTATTACTCTTAGAATATAGTTTTAACTTAGATGCTATTTGTTTTGTGTCAAAATAATGTTCTTCTTCGTTTATCTCTATTGGCAAATCAATTCCTGCCTTTTTATATAATGTTTTAGCTGTAAGTAACTTAGATTTATTGTCAAAACCTGCACCATCCAATAGTTCTTTTAACATAGATGTGCTGTTATAAGCCAGTTGTAATTTTTCAATCTCACTTGCTTTTTCTCTTAGTTTTTCGGGGTCAGCATTATTTGTTATGTATGCACCAGTTTGTCGAATGGCTGGAAGTACTTCATCACTTATCCAATCTTGAAATCTCTCAGCTTCTTCTTTTTTAGATTTAAATATAAGTTTATAAACACCACTTTCAGTTAGAAAATTTTCTCCTGTATTATGCAATTTTCTAAACTGCATATTATGCATTTTAGAATTAGTCAACTTAACTACTTGATTATCATTAAATTTTCTAATACTACTGTTCACATCTGAAATATCTAAACACTCTGCCACATGCTTTGGATTAAATAAAATTTGCCCTTCAAATTCGAATACCTCTATATCTTTTCCTTCAAAATTCATTAATTCATTCATAATAAATTCCTCCTTAAATTTGATTGTAAGAAGTACCTTACTATGATAGAATATATTTCATAGAAGGTAACTTCTTTGGGAAACAGTCGCAAGTGCTTTGGTCGGTGCAGCGGCTGTTTTTTATTTGTTTTTGTCAATCTTCTCTTTCACCAATTCAATTCCTCTAATTACAACATCTGTTTTAGATATTTTAAGATTTTCAGCACACTCATTTAATATATCTGCTTGTTCTTGGTTAAGTCTAACTTCAAATCTTAATTTTTTGGAATTTTCTTTTGGTGGTCTGCCTAATTTATTGGACATCTTATCACCTCTCTTTTTATTGTCCGTACTTAAATTATAATATAGTACGTACAATAATTCAAGAGTTTTTTACTAATTTTTTCTAATTATTTTACTCAACCGACCAATTTTGAGCAAAACAAAAGCACCTACCAAAAAGTAAGTGCTTTCTATATAACAGATTTAATTTTAAAATAAAGTATTCACCTAATTTCCAGACGAGAAATCCAAATCATCAATTAAATTTACATTATTTTTTATATTATTCCAATCATCTAAAAATACATTATAAGTGAGTGTCACATCAACAATAAAGCTTATTCTCACTGAATGGATATCATTCATATCTTTTATATTGTTTACAAATTCTTTAGTAAAGTTTCTACACTCATTTTCATCATTAAACCTAGAATTTTCCACTTGAATACTAACTATATATCCCTCACCTTTTGTTGGGTTTAATATGTTAACATAATATGTTGTTTTATCTTTTAAGTCTTCTGGTATCATAGAGTCTACTTTTGCTTGCATCTCTTGTTTATAAATATCTTCTTTTTCTCTTTCGCTAATTATATTTTCTTTTGTAATATTTCCTTCATTTACTTCATCTCTATTTTTTGAATCTCGTATCGCTTGATGAATCATCATTGATACTGTAAATACAACAAAGTATATTAAAAATATCACTAAAATTTTCTTCAACAAACTTAATTTTTTAAATTTTCCCCACATAATGAACTCTCCCCTATTAAATTCTTTATTCAAATATAATTCTATCTAAAAATAAGAACTTAGTCTATTGATTTAAAATATTTTGAGCAAAATAAAAGCACCTACCAAAAATAAGTGCTTCTTTCTTCTATTTAGTTTTTCTCCACATTGTTAATATAAAAGTTTGGAGTTTTAAAATTATCATTCCTATCTTTTGCTTTATTTACATACCACATAGTTAATATAAAATTGAGGTAGAAAATGATAAAAAGACTTTTAGAGTAATCTTTACATACCACATAGTTAATATAAAACCTGTTAATGTAATCATTTCACCATCATAAGTTGCGAAATTTACATTCCATATAGTTAATCTAAAACAATAATTGGTGATGGTACAGGATATACAAATGCAACATTTACATTCCATATAGTTAATCTAAAACAGAAAATTCATTGTACAATTCTTCTTTGTATTTTTTAATTTACATTCCATATAGTTAATCTAAAACCCCAAAATAAACTTAGTATTTCCAATATCTACACATACACACCTCTCTCAAATTTGCAGTGAACCATGAGTAGTGCAATTGATAACATTTATCACACACCCTCAATACCTTGTATTCCAATTGTTAAACTTCAATTTATCGCAAATATTGCTCACTGCAAAATCTCTACATTTTTATTATATCATAAAAATATTATTTTTGAATATCTGTACCAATTTGTGGTATAATAAAAGCAAGGAAATAATTTACTTTATACAAGAGTAGCTATTTCCATCAAAATTGATTTAAAGAATTATTTTTTTAAATCACCCTTATTGGCGTCTGGGTGATTTTTTATTTTGTCATAAATATAAGCTGATATAACACCAGCTAGTATGCTTAATAAAAAAACTATCATATAATTTCACCTCCTTCCTTATTTGGAATTTGGCGTTTAATATGAAAATAATCACCCTTCGCACTTTCGATTATTATCCTTGCTACAATTATTATAACATATAATTATTACATATTTTTCCATTTTTTTTATATAAACAATGAAATTCAAGTAAATAAATACCTACTTATTTATATATATTTTATAAATTAATTGCTTTATAATCAAGTTTTCAATTTTTTAATAAAA